CTAGCGGTGCTGTGATACGCTCTTTTCATCGGGTTCGGAACGCCATCTCGGCGAGTCCCAAACCGAGATCTACAGGGTCTGACGACTCGATTTTTCCCTGAAATCGACTGCGGCAGTTGACCTTGTGCCACTTGCGGATGTGGCGGAATTGGTAGACGCGCTAGTTTCAGGTTCACGTCTCACAGCATTGCATTGTCGAATGAAGGCGGGGCTAGTCCCCGTCTTTTCTTTTGCCTAGGTCTCTCCACTAGTGGATAGCACTTTTTACCGGTACTAGCTGCACACATTTCTTGAGACAACATGGTTTCACCTGCTCTCACCGAGCAACAAATCGAGCTGGAGAAGCGTGCCATCGCCTACGGGCGGGAACGCCTCCTCGAGAACACACGCAAGCTGGAGGAGCGCTCCTACGGGTCGGCAACGGTCTACGGAGCAGCCAGCATCCAGGCAGCCCTTGGAGACGTCTCACGGGTCATAGAGGACACGTTGATACGCATCCACAAGGGGCAGAACGGCGTTGACTTCGCCACCATCCACCAGTACCTCGCTGAGATCGAGCCGGAGGCAGCAGCAGCCATTGCGTTGAAGCTGACCTTCGACAAGGTGTTCAGCCCAAAGGACAAGGCCAACGAGATCGCCAATGTGATCGTTGCCATCGGCCAAGCCCTGGAGCAGGAGTGTCAGCTCCGCTGGTACGAGTCACAGGATCCTGAGCTGTATGACCGCATCAAGCGGCAGTACTGGCACAGCGCCTGTGGCACACAGCAGAAGGCAACGGTGGCTCGGACGATGATGAATCGCCACGAGCATCACTGGGACAATTGGCCGACTGCCACAAGAGCAAAGCTTGGTGGCTGGCTTCTTGACTGTGTGATGAAGGGTACGAAGTGGTTTGAAAGGGTGACGGTCAAGCGTCACAACGGAACGCCAACACTGATCGTCCCCAGCCTTCTCTTTGCCATGCAAAAGGAGGAGCTGATGCAAGACGCTCTGATGTTTGCTCCAATGGCGTGGCCCATGTTGGTCCCACCACGAGACTGGAGTCCCATCAAGGCTGGTGGCTACCTCCTCAATGAGGTCATGCACGGGCATGAGATGGTCCGTCGCGGTGAGGGCGGACTAATACAGGGGAACACGCCACTCCTGTTTTTGAACAAGCTCCAGAAGGTTGCCTACACGCTCAACGAGTTCATCGTCGACGTGGCTGAGACCTTGATGGAGCGTCAGTACAAGGTCGGTAAGTTCTTGCCGATCATTGAGCTACCCCTCCCCAACAAACCGTTCGACATCGCGGAGAACGACGAGGCCAGGCACGAGTACAGACGGCAAGCAGCAGAGGTCCTGAACCAGAACGCTGCGTCATTCAAACGGTCATGCCGAACACGCATGACGATGGAGACCGTCAAGATCTTCAAGGGGAAAGACAAGTTCTATCTCCCGTGGTCATTTGACTATCGAGGTCGTACGTATCCGATCCCGGCCTTTCTTACGCCGATGGACACGGATGCCGCCAAATCACTTCTGAAGTTTGCTGAGCCCGCCTTTATGACGGATGAAGCAGAAGCCTGGCTGGCATTTCAAGTAGCAACCTGCTACGGAAATGGGTTGGACAAAGCCACGATGCAAGAACGTCAGGACTGGGTTCTTCAGAACCACAGCTTGATTTCTCGTGTGGCTAGCGCTCCACTAGTGGAGATAGGCGAATGGGAGGCTGCAGATGAGCCGTGGCAGTTCCTCGCTGCATGTGAGGAGTACAACGCTTGTGTCATTGAGTGCACAAGAAGTTGGACAAATCTGCCGGTTGCTATTGATGCGACGTGCTCAGGACTACAGATCCTGGCTGGTATGGCGAGAGATCAATCAACTGCAAGGTTGGTCAATGTCTTTCCGTCAGATACACCACAGGATGCGTACAAAGTTGTGGCTGAGGTTGCCAAACCAAAACTGCCAGATCACCTAGCTGCTCTCCTTGATCGGAAGGTCACAAAGAGAACAGTGATGACCATTCCATACAACGCAACCAAACATTCCAACAGGGCTTACATCCGTGAAGCCTTGAAAGAAAAGGGTGCTGAGTTTACACCTGAAGAACTCACTCTGATTGTGAATGCAGTCAGAGAAGCGATGTATGAGGTTGTCCCAGGTCCAATGCGTGTCATGGATTGGATCAAACAAGAAGTTGGCGCAGCGTTTAAGCGCAGCGTAGATCACCTTACTTGGGAAACACCATCTGGGTTTATTGTCAAACAAAACCGACGCAAACGCAAGGTAACAACAATCAAGTTACAGATCCTTGGTCGTTGTGAAGTCAACCTAACTACAGGTCACGAAGGCCCAGATGTTGCTGGTCATAAATCCAGCACAGCTCCCAACCTTATTCACTCTTTGGATGCTTCGATCCTTCATCAAGCATTCCTGAAGTTCAACGCACCGTTCACGGTGATCCACGATTCAGTGCTTTGTCGAGCAACTGACATGGGCACATTGAACCGCGTAGTCAGGGAAACCTACTGCGAAATCTTTTCTAACAGCAATCCCCTTCTGGATTTTGCTGAAGCAATTGACGCCGAGACAGAGCCACCAATCATTGGTGATCTCGATCTTGATTCCGTCCTTGATTCCACCTACTTTTTCTGTTAATGACCCGCAAAACTATCGTCACTGAAAAGCCTGTTGTCCTTGAAGGATTTCAAGCTGTGATGAAACCCAGCAAATTTGGCTATACGTTGTCTGCTATTCTTTCCGATGAAAGTATTATCGAGCAACTAGAGCAAGACCGTGGCCCCGCACTTGAGTGGGCTAAGTCTAAGCTCAAGAATCCCAAGCGTGCTCTTGCTCAACCTGAGCCATGGGAGGAAGTGGAGCAAGGTAAGTACAAAGTCAAATTCAGCTGGAAAGACGAAGACAAACTGAAGCCCACTATCGTTGATAGCGAAGGTACGGTTCTGCGTGATCCCAGCATTCCGCTTTATAGCGGCAGTGTTGTGAAGCTTGCATTCTTTCAAAAGCCTTACACCAAGCAAGATGGGTTCTCCTATGGAACCTCTTTGAAGTTGCAAGGTGTGCAAGTTATTAGCATTTCATCTTCTGCTGGTGTTGATTCTGGCGATATGAATGCGGACAATGTCGTTGAACTCTTTGGTAAAACCAAGGGTTTCAAGGCCGACGATCCGAACGTGATTCCGGCACCTGCAACTGAAACCGACGTGGATTTCTAATGGCTACTCTTGCTCAACTGCTCAAACTCCAGCATCAAATAGAAGCTGATCAAGAGAAGCTTGAACAGAAGCGTGAGAAAAGGTCGAAACTCATCCACGAACTTGGATTTAAGTATGGCGATTACTTTAAAGGTAGGGGAGAGAATTTCGTCACTGTTGACGGAGTTCCTTGCCGACTATGGGTCTCAGTTGATGGGCGTATCGAGCTGGAGGATTTGAGGTTCTAATGGCTTTCCGTTCTGGGTTGGAGGAGAAGGTCGCTGATCTTCTCACCAACCTGGGCGTGAAGTACGAGTACGAATCCACAAAGGTCGCCTACCAGATTCTTCACAACTACTGTCCAGATTTCCTACTACCTAATGGTATCTACCTTGAGGTGAAAGGTCATCTGACCGAAGAGGATCGTCGAAAGATGAAGGCAGTAAAGGATCAGAACCCTGACCTTGATATTCGCTTTGTATTTCAATCGCCCTATAACAAGATCTACAAAGGATCAAAAACAACATACGCCAAATGGGCCGAGAAACACGGATTCCAATGGTGTGTGTTCCACAGTATCCCAATCGAATGGCTGATGTAGAGCTGATCAAAGATCTAGCTACCAATCTAATCATGGCTCTCGACAAGCATTCCTCACCGAATGACATTGTTGAAGGCTTTGAAGATGCATTGGATAGCTACGAAGAATTGATCCAACGTTTCCACACACAACAATGACGACCACTAAAGAGCGCATCACTGAATTCTTCTCCGATGCATTATGTGAGGCAGAGGAGGCGATCAAGCTTGGTGAATTGACACCCGATGAAGTTGTCACTTGCTTTGCTGATGCACTAAACGATTGGCATTCGTACTTCCAGAACTCCGCTGACATTTACGAAAAGCTGATCAATGCAGTCATCTCTCGATACAGAAACAAGTAAGTATCTCACCCATGAACCTTGTCCTAATTGTGGTAGTGGAGACAATCTTGGTCGTTACGACGACGGCCATGGCTACTGCTTTGGGTGTGGCTATTGGGAAGCTGGTGAATTCAACGCTGTCAAATCGTCAAAACCACGAATGACATTTCCCATTAAGGGAACCCCTGAGCCACTACCTAAACGTGGCCTCAGTGAAGAGACTTGCCGTAAGTATCGAGTTCATCGAGAAGGCAATCAACTCTACTTCCATTACTTTGCAAAGGATGGGAGCTGCACTGGTGCCAAGGTAAAAACCCCTGACAAACAATTTCGATGGGAAGGATCAAACCCTGATGGACAACTCTTTGGACAGCAGCTCTTCCCAAGTTCTGGAAAGAGAGTGGTTATCACCGAAGGAGAGCTTGATGCGCTTTCGTGTTATCAGGCTTACGCGGGGAATTGGCCGATGGTATCAATACCGGATGGTGCCAATTCGGCCAAGCGTGCGATTCAAAGGCAGCTTGAGTGGCTCCAGGGCTATGAGGAGATTGTCCTCTTCTTTGATAATGACGCTCCAGGCCGTCAGGCTGCGAAGGATGCGGCAGGGGTATTGCCACCAGGCAAGGTTAAGATCGCTCACTTGCCAGATTTCAAGGATGCTTCCGATGCACTCCAGGCTGGCAAGGCACAAGCGATTAAAGAAGCAATCTGGAACGCTTCCGCATACCGCCCAGACGGCATTGTCGAAGCGAAGAGCCTTCTAGAGCAGATCCTTAAACCTAATGATGACGGACTCCATGAGTATCCGTTCAAAGGTTTACAGGACAAGCTTCATGGCATCAGAGCGGGCGAACTGGTGACCGTGACCGCTGGATCGGGGATAGGGAAGAGTTCTTTTTGTAGAGAACTTGCTACACACTTACTC